TCAAGGTATGCATCAACTCTTTCGGTCAGTTCTGCCTTAATGGCAACAACTTCTTCCTCAAGAGTTGTTTCGTATTGTGCCTTCAGTTCTTCTTGAACTTCAGAAACTTTTGTCTTGATAGCAGCTTCAAAAATAGTACGTGCTTTCTCTTGGAATTCCTCAGAAAGCTCTTCACCTGCGAGAAGTGCTTCAACATCTTCTTCGATGTTATACTCTGCTTCGATTGTTTCTTCTTCAGAAACAACTTCCTCTTCAGAGACTTCTTCTTCAGCAACTACTTCTTCAGTAGATGCAGTGGTGTCTTCCTCCTCGACAACTTCTCCCTCAACTTCCTCTTCTTCCTTCATGCCTTTAGGCATTGGTTCAGCAGGTTTTGCACCTCTGTTAACAATGTCTTTGACGGTTGCGATTTTTGGTTCGCTGAGTTTTGCTGAATTATCGTCTGCACGATAATTTTCTGGAGTTGGGCCACCGAGATCTTCGTAACTGCCGGTTTGTCCAGGTGTTGTTACACCGGAAGCATTGCTTCCTGACTTTGGCATCGGATCAGCTGCAGCAGCGCCTTTGGTTACTACGTTTTCCATTTCTTGTAAATTGCTACCAACGGACATTTGATTATAGATTTTGTATTAATCTATATTTATTTATAAATTAAAGATTTGATAGGAAATCATTAAATAAGTTTAATTTATGCTCCTCAAGTCTTTTTTGGTCAACTAATGTATTAATTCTCTTCTGGGTTGTTTCTGCTAACTGTTCACGAAGAATTCCTCCTTCCCAGACCCACTCTTTTCCTTCCATAATACCTTGAACGAAAGCATCCGGAGCAGAGGGATCTGCAACAATATCAGCAGCAGTAGCCAACATGAAGTCTTCACCAACGACTTTAACTCCGCCACGATCCTCTCTCAATGAACCAACACCACGAGAAGAAACACCAAGCATAACACCTTCATCAAGAAGTGAAGATGCAATCTTACCCATAGGAGTATTCAAGATTTGTGCCTTTCCCTTGAAATTGCTTCCCTCTTGAACGAGTGAAGTAATTTTATGAGAAACTCTGTCAAGATTTACGGTGGGTCCATCAGGATGACCAAGTTCTCCAAGAGCACGACCTTTTTTGACAAAAGTTTCATTATATCTACCTACTTCTTTTGAAAGAGTGTTCATTGGATACATTCTACCGTTACGGTTTTTAATGTCTCCTTGTAAAAATACACCCTCAATATAAAGTTTTTTACCGGCACCTTTGCCTTCGGTAATAATTTTAACGTTTGAAATTTCTTCAGTAATGAGTTTCATCTTATCTATACTTTTTAATAAGTATTTAGTTATGCAAACACTCTATGTGGAGTTGATGGTGTAACTTCATAAGATTCCCATCCTGATGGAAGGGCTCCGAGATAATTAACATGCCACCCATCTAATACTGTTGGTGCTACAAGTTCATTACCATCATCATCCCATTCACCACCTTCAGTGATTGTTCCGATGACATCAATGGCACGGTCATGAGTATATTGAATTAGGATTTCATTCCCTTCTTCATCTGTTCCCATAAAACCAGCAGCACGGGCAGCAGTTAACCATGCAGGTTCGTCGGTAAATTTAAAATATCTTAGTGTAAATTGAGTCATGTTATGAGGTCATACTTTGTACAATAGTATCAGGAAGTCTGTGTGGAATATAAGCAAGACGTTTGATGTGACCTGGGCGTATAGTTGTATCGTTAAATTCGTTTCCAAGATACAATTTACTAACGCTTGGAAGTGTCACTGAACCATCAATGATGCTGGTTCCATCAACTGCAAATATTGAGTCATCAGCTTTATATGCGAGAGCTATGCTTCTAAACCTACCTGTCTTCGCTGAAGGTTTTTTATCGAAGTTGAGAATATCATTCGCTTTGATAATACTTCGTGCTTTGCTGAGATCTGTGCTGCTAGATCTAACTTCAATCTTGTTGGCGTTAGTGCCATCGGATATTGCAACAACAACGGTATTGGTTAGGTCAGGTGCTTCTGCTAAAGCAAACACCGTCCCTTCACTCTGGTTGTAGAAACTGCTGAAGTTAGTACCAGTGATCTCAGCAACGCCTGCTGCACGGGTTACGGTGGAGACAGAGGTAGGGATGTAGGAGGTTGGGAAGGAGCCTTCTTCCAGTTGTGGACCCCAAACGTACATAAACTCGCTGCCAGTAGCAGTCCAGTTTTGTAAATTATTCTGCTGGTCATTTTCAACTAAAAAGACTCTTAGTCGGGATCCACTTGTTATTCCAATGACATGCAAACGGAACCAGCCATTGGCATATTCTTCAAAGCCAGCCGAGACAAAAGTATGATTTCCGGCTCCTCCATCGTTAATAATAGTCTTTGTATCGAAATCAAAAATACAATGGTAATTATTAGGTGTCCCACCCATTGACAATCCCACATAACGATGATTACCTTTTTTTATAAAGCAACTACAAGAGTGGTTAACGCCTGAACTCACAGCATTAACCTCTATCGTGTGGGCATTAGCTCCAGCATCTGCAGTTACTTTGATCGTACCTGTTGTTCCGTCAGGATTAGTGATTGAAGTGACTTCAGACAACGTAGTACCAGCAGTCCTGTCACCAGTTGTAAAGTTATTTGTAATCTCGTTCGTCCTAGCCTCCTCAATCAACAGCCCCAGGCTTTCACCCGTAGCTGGGTCATGGTCAAAGCGGGGAGCACCAGAGATTGTGCTGGTGGTGGGGATGTAAGCAGTGGCGGTTGAGCCTTTTTCAAGTTGAGCGCCCCAGAAATAGATGTCCGAAACATTATTGTTTTGATCGGCGTTCTTGATCATTAAAGACCCGGCAGTTCCAGTTGAACCTGTAAACGTAAACCGTTGCCACTCGCCGGTAGCAGTGAATTCAGAAGACTGTTTACCGCCAATCCTGATACGAAACTTGTCATCAGATCCAGTAGTTACTGCCTTAGCCCATACTGATGCTGTGTAAGTGATGCCGGTTTGAACAACGTTTGGTTTGTTGATTTGACTACCAGCTCCCAAAGGCATCAGAACCCGGTCAGCGGTAAGGGTCCCGTCAGGTGCAGTTACGGCGTTAGGAGTTACGGTCGTATTACCACCAATCGTCCACTGATCAAACTCCTCACTGCGCGTCAACAAGTTCACAGGCGTTGTCTTAATCAGGCCATCAGCACCAACGTAGGTAGCACTGGATGCACGGGTAAACGTAATTAAATTATTTCCTGAAATATGATCAGTTAATGATTTATTCAACGCAAACCGCAGATCTAATACTGGTTTTGGAAGATTGGTTTCATCATGACGTATATAAACGGCAGGTGTCCTAGTAGAATTGTCAGTATTTCTTGCCTGATATGTACCAGGAGTTCTAGTTCCGATACCCGCTGGACTATTATAAGTATATGCAATGTAATCGGAATTATAATTTTCGTAAGTTACTGTTGACCAACCAGATACTCCACCAAGATCTGAAACAGTAGATACACCTGGTTGTGGGGAAACTGGATTATTGTTTATATCGTGTCTGATATATGTCACTCTCGATTTACTCTCCCGTATCTAAATTCGAATCATCAAACATGGACGCACCAACTGTTGCTCTCATAGTTTCAATTCTCTCTGCAGATTTTGCATAAAGAACATTTTTAATTTGATCACTAATGTCCGATGCAGACTCATCTGCACCAATTAAATTTACAATTTCTTCCATAAAAAATATAATGACTATATTTTGTATTTATATCTCTGCAGATTTTCCATCAACTTCCGTTGAAGATCCATCTACATCTAAGTCCATTGGAATGTCTCCCAAATTATCTTGTCCTCCTGGTAAAGGTTCTCCTGTTACAGGATCGACTGCATTTGGATCTGGAATAATTCCGTTAGCAATTTCATTTCTAATTTGTTCATCCATTTCTTCCATTTCACTATCAGTTTGTCGAAGAACTTTACTTCTCACCCATTTGTTGGAATAATACTTACCAATATATGGTTCAATTGATGCTAAAATGCCAAGTCTTTCATTCAACATTTCAGACTCTTTTAATTCTGCAAATTGATTATCGTAAAGGAAATCATACTGAATGTGTTCTCCAATCTTATCCCAATCTTCTATCGATACAATATTTTTTAAAATTAACTGGGTTTTCAGCATGTCATTGAACATCTGAGCAAATCTCTTTCTCAAACGTCCTACAAATTTGGCAAATTTCAGTTCATCTCTTAAAATCTCTGAAGAACGACCAAGATTGAATCCTCCATCGGCAGCAATTCTGGACTCAGGAACTCCAAGAGAACGATAAAGTTTTTTCTGGAAATACTCAATATCAGAAAGTTCTCCCAGATTTTGTCCTCCAGGAAGAGTACTGATTTCTGTTCCACGCCCACCTTCTCTACGTGGCAACCAGAAGTCTTCCATCATAGACATGAACTTGCGATCATCTCTAATTTCTCCAGTATTCGCATCATAAACTTGCTTATTGCGATATCTCATCATGACATCACGCAAATATTGTTCTGCCTTTACTTTTGGTAAGTTTCCGACATCAATATAAAAAATACGACGTTCTGGTGCTCTCGATAAACGATAAATGACCAAAGAGTCTTCGATCATTCGAAGTTGATTTAGAGACTTAATTGCTTTATGGAGATAAGATAAAACAGTTCCTTTATTTCTGTCTACCAATCCTGAAGTGCAATAAGTGATTGCATCTTTTGCAATCTTAACTCCTTTTGTTGCTCCGTTTGAACTATATGTGTTTGTTGGATAGTTTGGTTTTGGATTATAGACGAAATACTCTTCAATTTCTGGGGCAATAGTATTTTTTTCTCCTTTACCATTAGGAATATTTGGTCCAATGATATTTTTGTCTTTTTTCTTTTCTTGTCTAATAAACCTCATTTTTACAGGATCAATATATCTCAATTCTTTGATCCCTTCTTGAGGATTTTGAATATCAATTACTTTATGATAATATAGTCTTCCATCAACATACCAATTTCTGAACATCTCATGAGATTTTCTATCAAAATCTAAAAGTTCTTTGATAGTTCTGAACTCTTCTCTAATTATTTTCTTAAGCCTATCACTCGCATTGAGATTTGATAATTCTATTTCAATAGGTGAATCGTATAGGTCACTAACAATTGCCTCATTAACAACATCTTCAATGGCAGCATCGCATTCTGGATGCAAAGCCATTTCTCTATATCTTCTTATACAATCGTTTTCTGTTTTAAACTGACCTTCTATGTCTAGAAAAGAACCATAAAATCCACTAGAAATATAGTTATCAACCCCGTCCTCATTATTTTGAGGAACGGGGGAAACTATACCTTTGGATTTTTTATCTTTATCCTCAATAGAAAAACCAAAAAGTTTTGCCATATTATAAGACCGACTTAGACTTTATTTTACTATTTAGTTGATATCTTCTCCACCTGCTTTTGGTGAAGTTCCCTTTCTAGCTTCCCACCACTGAACTTGGAGTTCTACATCAAATTCTTCAATCTGATCTGTGGTTTCGTAGTTCAAGTCAATAGTCGTGATATTAGTTGGGAATACATCATAGAACTTATAAGATCTAAGAATTCCTCCATCACGATCTAACTGATATACAAATGCATCTGCTTGATATGTAGCAGGGTCAGTGAGACCCGTACCATCATTCATTCTATTGATAGTATTCATCCATTTTTCAAAAGCAGAACGAATTGAAAAATCAGTGTCGTTGATAACCTTGATTGTCCAAGTTTCAAAAGTTCTATCACCTGCTACTTTCAGAATTCTACCTCTGAAAGGAACATCAACTGGTGCAACAGTCGATGCTGGCAGTGCAGCTGCTTTTACAAGAAATCTTGCAGTTTCAAGGATATCGTTATCGATACCGACAGCATTTGGGAATGTTAATTCAACTTCAAATAAATTATTCCTTGCACCACCACCAGTTAACTTACTTTTGAAGTCGGTGATTTTTCTTAAAGGAATGTTGTTACGTTGTGTACGTGTTGGCATTTTTCTTTAAACCCCTAAATTAAACGTTACCGATTACTTCTTCAAAAGATACGCCAGTTCTAGTGGCAACAAACGTAAGACCAATGAAGTTAATTGATCTTGCGGGTTTGATGAAGATGTCTGCAACAAA